CATTGTTCAACCCTCCCTTATTTAGCGAAACCAGGCGCGATTAAAATCTTCGCGATTGTTCCGGTTGCGGCTACAGCGTCACTGACCAATTGGCCAACGTAACAGTCTGCAAGTCCGGCAGTGGTTGTTGCTGAAAGTACATAAGGGATAGCACGCCCTGATGTATCAGAGGCCACAAGTCCCCATGCTGATATTGTATCATTGCAAAAAACTTCAACAATAGAACCCGGCATAGCTACTGGAATAGCTTGATTTGTGTCTTTAACAGTATCGAGGGTGACACCTACGGGTAGGACTTGCCCACCAGTTGGATAAACGACGGTATTAGATACCGTTCCACCACCTACGATTCTTTGCGCGGCTAAAGTAGTAGCCACCTTGAAACTTTGCTTAATTGAATGAGCCATGTTTCAAATCTCCTTGTAGGTTAAAAGTTAGTCTTCTTTATCTGTATTTTGGAGTTCGAGTTTGCCCGCGTTTACTTCTTTGTATGCGGCACTGAATGAGAGTTTATGCTCAACAGCGTATTTCTCGACCTCCTCAACTGAAGCGTCTTTGGTGCTCTGTGTGTCTCCATCAATGGAACCCTCAACGAGATTAACCTTACTGATAATTGAGATTGACTCGGCAAATTTCTTTACTAGTTCAAATTTTGTTAGTTCCACTTTTTTGTCATCGGAACCAAAAGAATATTTTTTAGTCTCTGGCTCATCCTTTAGGATTGCTAGAGCGTATTCACGACCCGCCTTAGTGATAACTTTTTCGGCCACAAGCTTATCGGCTTGAGCTTCAAGTTCTGTGTTCTTTGCGGTTTGTTCAAAATCAAATGCTTTCTTTTCAGCCGCTTCTCGTTTTTCGATTTCACCCTTTAAAGTGTCATCATTCGATTTAGCGTCAGCCTTGAATTTCTTTACATCTTTTTCAGAGGCAAGATTCTTGTCATTGGCTTGTTTTAATTGTAGCTCTAATTCGATTTCTCTTTCCGTTTTTGGCATTATATCCCCCAAATTTAAGTCTTGATCAAAACTGTACTGCTTTACTGTAACTGAATCGATGTCTTTAGCATAGGATTTTATTGACTCGTAGTCCCTAAGTCCAAATCTTGATAAAATATCGCTTAGATTCATTACACCTGGAATCTCGGCACCCAATAGAGCAACGGCACCGACTAAATATTTGTATGACTTGTCTTGAATCTTTACACCTAAATAGATTTCACTCGATACCTTTCTGTAAGCTTTGTTTACAATTAGCTCGTGAATTTTTCTAGGTATGTCTACAAAGTCGGCCATTAGCTTTGTGCCATTACGATAGATACGACCTATCCACCCAGCGGCTGGTAGGCCCTCGGCCTCTAGCAAAGCCTGTTTTTCAGAATGCCCTAGCTTGAGAAATGGCCTTACTGTTTTTGATGTCTCGCTAAATGCCGCAACCATAAGGTCTAGATCTTGAACTGTGTACTTGTCACCATTCCAAGTTCCGGCTGAGAATATCTCTACACCAGCAATTGATTTAAGCGGTACGGCAAATTTCTTTACATCTTGGTAAGTCTTAAAGTGCTTCTGATTCACCTGTAGCCAGTCTAGCGCATCATCAACGGTCCAATTTGGTTTCATGAATTTTACAGACTGGACCATTTTCTTGTTTGGATTTAATAGGCCTTGTATTAGATGCTGGTCAGTTGGAACCCCTACAATTAAGGAGACTTCCATACCAAGTTTAACCACCTCAAAGCTATCGGGCACAAATTTATCGGCCTCGTGTACATTTCTTAGTATAAACTCTTCATTTTCAATTAAAAAGTGCATGTCATCCCCCTACACTGTGTGACCATGATAACTTAATTCTATACCCAGATTAACAGTACCGGCATTCATAGTTAATATATAAACGATATCACCATTTCCGCTTGGTGTGTCGGCTGTGTTCGGGTCCAGGGTTGAATATAAATCTACATCGGTTTGAAATGCTACATCGTTTAGACTTTTAACTGAAGTAACAATTTTAGCCGCCGATGCCGCTGGTCCTTGTGGTGACATTGGGAAAAACCCGCCCTTTGCGTTGCCAGCCTTTCTTGTTCCACTCACTTTAAACATTTCGTGAAAATCTCCATTTGTAGCATCAACATTTGTGACAAAACCAATTTGCAATACGTAATCAGCGTCAGAACTAGGGTCTATATCAAAATTAAACCAAGCCATGTGAACAGTGACAGTACCCGTATGGGGATAGTTTACTGTGTCGCTTAGATCTACTAGAACAGCCCTTTCAGTTGCTGTGATTCCACTCTTAAAGTAGTGAACCATTCCGGTTCCACCATGCGCATGTGAAACAATATCTAGCCCTAGCTTTTCCTCGGCTGTAATTGCTGTAGCTGTAATAAAGCTTTCAACATTGGAATCATGCGGGTCAATTACTTTAGCTGTAAATGCTTTTATGTGTCTCCATCCTATGCCCATGATTTTACCCTTTAAATATTAATTGAAATGCGACTGACACAAATATAGATACCACTGTTGCGCCAGATATGATTTGCCATTTGAATTTTAGGAGGGTGTCTATCTTGGTTTCTATATTATCAAACCTAGCGTCCGTACGTTCGATAAAATAATCCATTAGCTTTCTATCCATGGCACTACCTCCTTGAGAAACCGCTTCCTATGTTTTTGTCTATGAACGAATCAATGGTTTTAGTTCCAACTTTCTTGTCTGGCTTGAACTCCTCGAAAATTGTGATTGGTATCAAGATGCTACGGCAGTTGAAATGTAACGGGGGAATGGGTTGCTTGCCCTCAACAAATTTTTTGCCATGTAGACCAGAACAAATGGCCGTTGTACGACCATCCATAATGGCAGAAAATTGATACCCATTAACTACACCAGAATTTGAAAATTCCTCGACCCTAGCCCTGTTCATTACCTCAGTGTGTTTTGTTCTTGCATACCTTTCGATTGAAACCCTAGAGCGTTTCTTTGAACTATTATCAAGGTTTTCAAATACTTCACTTAATGGCGTACCATCTTTAATGGCATTCATTAATTCACGACGAACGTCTTTACCTATTGCGTATTCCCAGTCACCTACATATTGAAAAGTTTCTTGCTCTAAGAACTTTAGAAACTCCTCGCTTGGTAAAGGCTCTGTAAATTGAGCCTTTGGCAATTCAGCTCTAGCAATCATTTTAGAATCGCGGTGGTGCTCTTTTAAATTCTTTTTAATAACGGCTTGAAATTGAGATAATTTTTTTAGCTTAATATCATCAATTCTTTCAGGCTTGCCACCTGGACCCTCTAGTATTTTCTTTTTTTGAATCTGGTTGAATAAGTCCTCATAAATATCAGCAATAATAGGCTGAGATTCTGCAACAAGTTTTGCTGTTCCAGCATCCAGCAAGGCCTTTAAGGATTTAAAATTTACTTTCTTGTGATACGTGCCTTCTGTTTGATTGAATGCTTTAAAGACTTTTTTTTTTGAGAGTTCTTTTTTCTCTATGTTTTCGCCTTCAATGTCATCGTCAAATTCTGAATCAAGGTCCAGATCATCGCCTGGTGGTGCCAAATCCATACGTTCAACTTGGCCCTCCGGAAATTTTATCAATGATCTAAAGTGATTGATTTCCTCATCGCTAGGAATGTACAGCTTGCCGTTTACAGCCTTGATAAATGTCTCGGCGTACTTTACAGCATCTTCCTCAGAGATAGGTTTTAGTTTGAACTTAGGGAAGTTTTCAACAAAGCCATGATTCCACAAAACAAGCGGCTGAATGATATGCCTGTTTACTGTACGCTCTAAGGTTCTGCGCCTACGCATGATGTGTTTTAAAAAGACGCTCATTTGCTCTCTACCTAGTGCTTGTGAGCCGCCCGACTCACTCCCACTACCTGAGAAACCTAACAAATCAGGGATAACAAGTGAGCGCCCAATAAACATATTAAATAAATTAATGCCTCGAATGTAAGCCTCACCGTTTGACTTTGATTCAAGAAATTCTATCTCAAATTCTTTAGGTATCACCATTGCGGTTTTAGTCTGAAAGTTTTTGATGATATTAAAAATCTCTGTGACCTTATCTTTAGGCGCTTTCTTATCGTACCTAGATATAGGTGTGGGTGAGGCATGTTTCTCCAGGAATATGGAATAGAACCGAATAATATGGCGCTTTACAAACCACGCATCATAGCATGAGCGAAGGTCAGAACGACCATAAGGGTTTTGAAACTGTCTATTATTGATGTAATGAATCAGGGATTTGGGGTCCACTGAAATATTCTCATCGCGCCCCCGTTGTTCGTACTTTTCCATATTGCCATGCTGGTCAGTATGCAACAGCCATGAAGCCGGGTGTCTGGTCTTTAATTCATTCCAAGTAAGTGAATTATCATCACGCATTTTAAAAAGTTTCTCAGAACAAGCAAAGCCAAAGCTGTAAGATGTTTCTATTAACTCTTCTAGCTGGTCATCTAGCGCCACCTCTGGGTCATTCTCAAGCCTATTATTTATATCTGTGGCAATGTCTGGGTCACCATCTTTATCAGCTAGGACGTCCCACCCAGAGCCTATAACAAGATCTTTTTTCAACTGCATAGCTACTGATATTTGGTCATCGACTTTCATAGTCTCGTAAATAGTGTAGTCACCAGTTTTTGAATAAATATCGTCAGTGTTAAAAGGCTTTGCAAGGGATTGCCAAACATATGAACTTTCCTCAAATGTCTTTTCAGCTACTCCAAAATAATGCTCGGCTACTAAATTCGGTCTAGATGCGCTCTGTGGTTGTGCTTCGTTTTCGGCCACGTTGATACCTCTACAATAGGATTGATTCAGAAACATCGTCATAAAGGGAAAGGCCAGAACTTGATTCAATCACCATTTGCAATGCAATGGCCCCCGCGATTACAGTATCATCATTTTCGCCCGACTCTGCTTCAATCTTGCCATTGTTATCAATTAGCGTCAATAATTCACCCAAAACGTCAAGTGAACTCAACTCAATGGTCTCGTTTTCAAAACCGTCTATGAATGTATCAATCATTAATGGCCTTGTGACCATGTCAGTTTTCCAGCCTGGAACACCTTCTTTGAACTCATAAATATTTGGATATCTTAAATGTTCGTCTAGCTCTAGTAGTACAGCGTGGCCGTGGTTGTTCTGTTCCACCCCCATTAAAGGGCAAAGTCTACCAGGCTTGTGGTACTTCATTGCTAAATCGTAAAGTTTCTTTGCAAATTCCCTTGGACGCCAACGATTAGACCTTATTTGAGCTACTTCTTTCCTGGACCTTACTTCATACACCACGCCCACGCTGTAATCACCGCCGCGCCCCTCGGCTGTGTCTGCACCCAATGCGTACTGCTTGGATGAATCGTACTCATAAAATATTTTTTCAGTTCCATTATCTGATATAGGTTCTGGAACCTCGTTCATTCGGTCCCGTACCATTTCTAGATCAACAGCCGCGCCACCGCTTGCTAGAAAGCAAGTTACATCGTCCTCGGCGTATTCTTGCTTAAAATCGCTTTCTTGGTCCTCTTGTTTAATACGCCTAAAGGCTATCTGGTTCTTGGTGATCTTAACGCCGAACATACGCTTGGCTTTTTTGACAAATTCTTTCTCATCTTTGGTCAGTTCTTTAATGTGTGAACTATCCATTTGGTATTCTGGGTGAAAGAACCAAGGGTAAAAAAGCTTTTTCATATTCCTGGACGGTTTAATCCATCGCTTATAGAAACTGCCGCCCATGCCATTGGCCGTACCTTCATGGGTGACTATTCCATCTAGGGGCACAGCTTCAAGCGTTGCCCGTACTCTTTCAGTTTTGCAGAATGGTGCCTCTGAGATATGAAGCCAATGAATAGTAGAGCCACGGCCTTGAAGGTCACAAAATATCTTTGAATTTAAGCGAGGGAAATATAGCTCATATTTTGAACCCCCACCTTTGGCTAGAATTGGCTTGAATTGTGCCGGCATTTTTTCATGCGCGAGCCGAACCTTAGAAAATATCTTTTCCATATTCCCTTGTTCGTCAGCCATAATACAGGCCGTTTTATTCTGGGAGAAAGCCACATAATCTAGTTGTTTTATGACTTCATTTGTCGTGATTCCAAATTGCCTTGCCTTGAGAATCATTTTCCTACGTGCTCGGCACTTATTGACTTTGGCTTGTATGGTATTCGGCTTTAATTTAACCAGGTCACCAGCCTTGTTCACAATGTAGTAAAAATTTTCTAGGCGCCATTCCCAGCTAGATATTTGCTCATTTGTAAGTGCTCCCACTAATCATCAAACCTATCATCCTTGATATTATCAAGGGCCTTGGCTACTACTTCATTCAGGTTTTCTTCTTCTGGCTTGTCATCAGCAATATGAACTTGCTCTCTACGCCCCCACTTTTTTGGGTACTTTCTTTCTAGTCGCCACGCTGCCGCTTGCCAGTTTGGTCTCAAGCTAGGTGCTATTAGATTTCCATTTTCATCATGTTTGGCGGGTCTACCAGACGCATTTTTGTCTATAGATTCAAGGTCTCGCAACTCAGATCTAGACATTGCTTCCTCTATTGCGTCCAGAAACTGACGGTATATTCCCCCTTTTTGCTTGTTGCCCTTTTTCATCCAATCATAAAGAACTTGCTTGCTTACAGACGCATATGCCGCCGCCGTCTCTATATATGCACCCAATACAATGGCATCACAGACTTTTTTTTGAATTTCAGGTGTCAATTTTGTAGGTCTACCGCTTGTCTTATTCGCTACATTTCGCCCTTTAAAGTGACTTTTTGGGTCTTTATCCATCGTTTTTGCCCCCTTTTTGGCCCTAAAAGGCTATTTTACACCATATTTTGATATTTTCTGGTTTATTCAGTTGAATAATAACGCATTGTATTATATACTATATGTGACGAACATTTTTACCAGGAGAAAATCCCCATGAAAAAAATCAATGCAATAGAACTAAAGCTAGCCGTATTTCATATGGAAACAATAATGGACCCAGAATTTAACGATACAGATCTGGAAATTGAACCATTAGACCATTTACACATGGTAGCCAGAATCTTAGGTATTCCACCGCTTGAATTACTAGATCTTATTGAAACTATTGACCCGTCTTTAGCTGGTGAAATTTCTATTTTTACGGAGGTTGATTTATGAAAAAGTTAATTCCTACAAACCAACTCACACAAGAAACGGATTGTGTGCTGGATGAAAATGCCGCACTGACAGTGGCTCATTTACAGTGGCTCATTGATAATATGAGGTTAATGGCATCTAGAAGTCCTAATAAAGCTGATGAATATAATTTTAATATTCGTATGTTGTCCACTGCGATTGAAGTAGTGAAAAAAATTAGAAGTTAATTTTCTCCTGATGTTCGTCAAAACTCAGGTTTCGGGGGTTGAGTGCAGTTCTATTCCTTTCAAAGGCTCTGCATTCAATCCCTATTTTTTGATACTGAATTTTTTGGGGGGGCAATACTTAACTAAGGATGCCCAAAAATGGAGTTTATACTTATTATCATTGGCCTTATATTTCTTGCCGCATTATTGCCGTTTATATTCCCTATTTTAATTTTAGCGGGGGTTTTAAGTATTGCTGCTTCGTGTGGGCCTATTGGGTGGGCTATTCTTATTATAATGGTTTTGGCTCTTTTATCTGGTGGTGACTAACTAAATGGATTTTTTTGTTATTGGTCGAAATATAATTTTCTATTTGTTTGCAGTGATTATTTTAGATGTCGCGACTTCATTTGGACCACAAATGGGGTGGGTTTTGTTTATATTATTCTTTGTGGTTATAGCTAGTCAGATGAATGACTAATTTGGGGGGGGGTAAAAAATGAAGTGTTTTATTATTGTTACATTAATTTTTCTTTGTGCCTGTTCTGAAAGTAATAGGGTTTATGAAGATACGGACCCAGAATTTTTACCTTATGTTGAACAGTTTATGCTTGATAGTGTTCGATTTGGGAATAATCAGCGAGGACGCGAAGTTCCTGTAAATTTTGGAATTTTGAAAGGTGAATTATTAGCCACATGTAAAAAATATCCTTACCTTGATTTCGGTGCAAAGCGATACGATAGAGAAATTTTAGTAAATAAAGATAAATGGCTGGAACTAGATTTCTACAATAGAAAATCACTTATTTATCATGAAATGGGTCATTGCTTATTGAATAGGGAACATTTGACCGAATTTGTTACACACAATGGTGATTATATTAAATCCTCCGTTATGTTCAAACAGCCTATAAATATTTTGGATGATTCGAACAGGGATGATTTATATTTATATGAACTTTTTAATAACGATATATTAATTTGGAATGAATAGCGGGGGGAGGATAAACTCTTTAATAAGGGGCAATCCTATGCGCTACTTTTTACTATTATTCTTACTGTGTTCATCTTGTATCAATACTCACACTGACCGAATATTCAAAAAAATGGACCCGCTGTTCTTTCCATATCTAGAACAGTTCTGGCATGATTCTACGCGGTTCGGTAACACCCAATTAGGGCGGGCTGTGCCTATTAACTTCTATTCTATTACATCACAGAGTGACCTTGGCGTGGCTGAGTGTATTAGATATGATTACCCTGATATTTCTAGCCGCTATGATTATGAAATTCTAATAGATGAAACGGCCTGGAATAGATTCTCTGAAATTGATAAAAAATCATTGATCTACCACCAGCTAGGGCACTGCCTGCTTGAAAGGCCGGATGATAATACAATGGTTGTGTTTGAGGGTGAGGAAATACCAGCTTCAATTATGCACAATTCAATCGAGTTCATTCTAGACGGTTCCGAAAGAGACGATATGTACTTGCTGGAACTTTTTACTTGGAATCAATCCCACTGGACTGAATAAAATTCAATTCTATACATTTGAACTCTTGCTCTAGGTGTGTAAAGATACTATACGTTATTCACACGACTGGGAGGGTTTTCAAATGATGTGTTTGTCATGCTGTGCAGAACTAACGACCACAGATCAAATTTGCCGCATTTGTGGATATCATCCTAAAAGCGGGTACCACTCATTAACAATCGAAGATTTGGATAATGAGTGTAAAAATATTCTAGAGACATTTAAAAAGCCGAATGCAGCTAAATGGCCGCATAAGTATTTTGAGTGGGAGCTAAACGGAGAAAGAATTTGCCAGCCTTTCATTAATATAAGCTGCGTGAGAATAATAGACGATAGTTTTTGGGTAGTCGCTAAGTACGGGGCGAATAATTCGGATTTGCTGGTTCAAAAAGACGTGCCAGGCCAACTAGAGGCTTATTTAGCATGGGTGGATTTTAAGTCATGACAGTTTGGTATCATGAAGAAAAAAACAAGATAGAAGGCATAGAGATACTAGCAACAAGAGAACATTTTATATTTATAAATGCCCATTGTAATAATAAATTTTATGATCACTGTGATTTTACTAGTTTGAATAGAGCTGGTTTTAATAGATGGATGACTGACAGGGGCTGGGTAAGGATTGGTGAGTTGTGAATATAGATAGGGCAGAAAAATACAGGTTGCAAAAATGGCGTGACCAGAATCTAGGAACTAATATCGGTGATCCGTATGGAATGTTTGAGGCTAAAGGTTTGTTGATTATGGTAGCTCCTATTGATTTAGATTGGGAGCATGTGTCTGTGTCTAGGAAGCATAGAATACCTAGGTGGGAAGAGATGTGCTTTGTTAAGGATTTATTTTGGGATGAGGAGGAGACGGTTGTGCAGTTTCATCCGAGAAAAACAGAGTATAAGAATGTGCATCCATACTGTTTACATTTATGGAGAAGGAAGGATTTGATTTATGAGTTACCTCCTTTGTTTATGGTATGAAAAGGGATGAATTGATAGCTTTATGGATAGTAGTTTGTTTGTTTAGTTTTTTGGGAGTTATGTTGTGGGTGAGATAACGACCAATGTATATGTGTTTTTACTTGGCGTATTAGTGGGCTTTGGCCTGGATTGGATTTTGTGATGCCGACAATTGAATATTTAGCAGAGATACAAATTTTAGAGACCAAGGCCGAGGTGCTTGAGGCTAAACTCGAAGCAGAGAAAAAATCTTATGATGACTTAGAGTCGCTACGGATAGAAAACAATAAACTTAGTTTAACGATAGAAAAGAAACTGACCGATAGGATTGAGGCGCTAGAAGATTATTTAGCGATTGAAAAATCAACGGGTGATTCTTTATCGGCAATACTCGACAGAACTCAAAAAAAGGTCGAGGCTCTTGAGGGTATTGGCCAGCGTTTTGTTTTTCTATTACAGCGCATTGATCGCGGCTACCCTTTAGATATCGGTATTTTATGTTTAATTAGGCGGGAGACAGAGGACTTTAAAAAGCTAATGGAGAATGATGAGAAATGAGCATTAAAACAAGCGGCATTTGGTGCGACCTATGCAATAAACCAATACTATTGAATAAGTATGGGCATATAACATTGTCCAATACCCATGGGATAACGAGGGGCCATGCTTGTGCAGGCTGTTTTAAAAAACACGCTAATGAAAAGACTGTGCATACGGATGAGGCTAGGGAGGCTTTGAAATGACTGTAAATAAGCTAATTAAACTACTGGAAAAAATGCCAGGGAAAGCCAAAGTATCTATTGATGTTAGTTATGAAAAGCCTGCAAGGGATTGGATTTATGAAGCGGTAGATTTAAAACCAAGGTTAGTCCCTCAAGTTGAAACTATAGACGAGCTAGTTATGACGGGTGTGCCACGCTATAATGATATGTGTGTGTTAGGTACTATTGTTGGGAATTATTTAGAATGATAAAACGCTGGTGGAATAGTTTTTGCTGGCATAGGTGGAGATTGTTAGGTCCGCCTAAACAGCTAAAGGATGGGCGCATTTGGGCGTCACATAGATGTCTAAAATGCAATAGTTTGGGGTTAAAAGATGATAGTAAAAGTTAAACCAAAAGATGTGGTGCTGGAGGCTAGAAAATTAGAAGCAGGGCAAATAGGTGCTATTTATGACTGGAGTTGGGCTTTAGTTTATTGGTCTACCTATAGGAATGCCTGGATACAGGACGACATAGGTTACCCTCATGGTAGTTGGGCTGTAAAGTATTCAGATTTAGAAATGGTGATTGTTTTTGATGACGAAGAGTTCAAAGAGAAATTTGATATTGTAGATGAAGGGGGCGAGGGGGTGATAGACATAAAAGAAATAGAATATCCAGGAGATATAGTTTGCAATTTTTGCCTTAAAAAAATAGACAAAGTTCTTACAATGGTAGCAGGGCCTTGTGGATATATCTGTGACGGATGTATAAAGCTTTGCGCTAAGATATTGTTAGTTGAGGCTAAACAATTTGAAGAGGAAGGGGGCGAGGGGTGATTAAAAAACTTAGGCACCTTGACTTATTTAGCGGTATAGGTGGTTTTAGTTATGGATTAAAGGCCTATCTAGATACAAAACTCTATTGTGAATCAAATTTATTTTGTAAAAGGGTTTTACTTAAACAGATGGATAAAGGGATTTTAAAAAAAGCTAGGTTATGGGGAGACATCAGAACCTTATCAGGTAAGACTGTCGGAACTATTGATATTATTACTGCGGGATTCCCGTGTCAGGATATTAGTTGTGCAGGACTTAAAAAAGGCTTGGATGGAAAGCGAAGCAAATTATTCTGGGAAATTGTCCGACTCGTCGAAGAAATTAACCCGCCTTGGGTGTTTCTCGAAAATGTCGCAGCCATTAGATTTCGAGGCCTTAAGGAGATTATCGAAGTGTTTACCGATATGGGGTATGACTGTCGATGGACTTGTATATCTGCCAAAGAAGTTGGAGCCCCTCACTTTAGAAAAAGGTGGTTTATGTTGGCCAACACCAATGGCAAGAGATTACAAAGAGACGGGAACAATCTTAAAACTTCGGGGCCGGCTAAAGCGGAAAAAGGAAAAAAAACGAGGCCCCAGTTTGATGCTAGTTCTTTCTTGCCAAATTGGGAGGGTAATTACGCCGAGTATTTACGAATGGGTGATGGGATACCCTATAGGGTGGACAGAATTAGAGCGTTAGGAAATAGTGTGGTTCCTAAACAATGCTTAAAAGCCTTTGAATTACTTGCAGGATACTAAAGCCAAGCCCTAAACAAATAGGGTTTGATTGTGGTATCTATGGGCGTGTACGTTTAATTGGTAAAGTCTGTCAGGTTGTCGGTTCGAGTCCGACCGCGTCCACCATTTTAACTAGATGTTATCTAGGAGATTTACTAGAAGTTAATGTTTAACGCATTTTTATGCAGGACTGTTAGGCGAATGGTTAAGCCACCAATCTTTCTAATTGGATATTACGGGTTCGAATCCCGTACAGTCCTCCAATTTTTTTTGCCCGCATGGTGTATAGAGCACAGGCTTTTGTAGTTGGCGATGCGTAAAATCCATTGTGCTACTTAAAGAGAAAGTCAGGTCTTCCGTGAGATTCGTAGGTGAGGGCTCCATTTTAATTAGAGTTTTTTTAAGTTTATGAGTTGTAAGTTATTGATAACAAACGAAAGGAATTAATTATGGAACAAAAACCAAGTATAGGCAGAACGGTCCATTACCAAAGATATGGCACACCAGGAGGCGAGCATAAAGCAGAGCCAAGTCCTGCAATTATCACACAAGTTCATAAAGACGGAACTACCTGTCAATTGTTTGTGATGAATCCTAATGGGGTTTATTTTAATGAGACCAAGTTTAGTGCAGAACCAAAACCAGGCTGTTGGAGTTGGCCACCACGAGTTTAGAAATTGAAAATAATTAACATAAACATTCAACCACGCTAGGAAAAAATTATGTTATTTGATAAAAAAGCTTTTTACTTGTTACCTGAAAAGTTCGCAAAAATTGCAGCTAAAACGGCCAATGAAGTCATCGAACAAGATGCTAGATGCGTATTTGGTGAGGCCTATAAAGACGGTAAGCTATTAAATTTCAGCACTACAAAGGACCCCAATAAAACACCAGGCTCAATACAATGAGGCCTTAATGGATGAAAATACCAAGCTACAAAAAGAACTTGATTTAGTTAAAAAGGGTGGGTCAAAATGAGTAAAAATCAATCATCACTAGACCAATGGGCAACGGCTGTGAAAAGCGGCAGATATGTTGAGGAGAGTACACCAGAAGATGGAACAGCAACAAGTGAAACTGAAGACACTAACAGCGAAGGAAAAACGGGTCTTGGAAGCACAGAAGATAAAGGAAGCGGTGCATCTGGAAAAACGATTACTAAGTCTAGCAGCAAGGGGGGCACTAGTTGGGTCCAGTGGGTGACTCTAGGGCTTAACGTTGTAGGCTTTCCACTCATTGTGTTTCTACTACTAAGCCAGCCGAAAGAAAGCGGCCAAAGGGCACTGGCTAGTGTTACGACTAAGCTAGAGAAACCGATTCAGATAATTAAAGAAGTTTCAATCGGCGCGTCTGCCAAGCAATTAGCAAGTGTGTACCAAGATTTACGTGCTGAAATACTTAAAAGTCAGAAGGCGATTATGACAAGTCTTTGGAAGGCTAGGCAAGATATTAAGGTACGTGGAAACAATGCCCAGCTAGCAATTGAGGCCTTTTATCAACACTATGCAAAGGTAAAACCAGATGCTAGGCTTGAACTAGTTATTAATAGGCGAAAAATACCGCCGCCAATTGGGGATTAATTTTTAGTTAAGGGGGGATTATGGAACAAATAAAAAATATTAGTTTACCCAAAGTGTATAACTTGGCAAATCAAGCGGCTGAGGAAATGTCACTAGATACGAGTGCAACGGTTCAAGAAATTAGTGTGGGCTTTGCTACTAAAATGAAAGCTGTTACTACTGAACTACGTAGACAGTTAAACGGCATCCATCAAAGGTGGCTCAAGCGCCGGGTTGATGCTGTTGAGTTACCAGTTGAAACTTACCATGAATTAAATCAAGCCTTTACACCTACTAAAATTCAAAGTGAAAATGTGAGGCTACTTGTTGGCCTCATGGTTATTATTAGAAATGAAATAGGGAATTGTGAAAGTACCGACTATCCATTTGGTATTATAGTCTGGGATTTTAAAAGAATTATGGACTTACTAGATGAATTTGACGAAATACTAAACGGATTTAAAGACCTTGAACCTTTGGATTTGCCGCGTACAAATAGGCCTAGTAGGAAAGAAGGCAATGACTAAATGAATAGACCACAAAGGAATTATATTTATGATGTTGAATTGGTTTATATTGTTGATGGAGACACCTTTGATTTTAGGTTTGATTTGGGTCTTAACAACGAGTTCACTACTAGGATTAGGCTACTTAATGTTGACAGTCCTGAAAAGTACGGACTGGAAAAGGAAGCGGGTTTACAGGTCAAACGTCTAGTAGAAAATCTTTTTGCAAAGGGTTACTTGATTACTGTAGAAACTCATAAGGATAAAAAAGGCTCATTCGGTCGGTATCTGGCCAATGTATGGGTGGGCGATATTTATTTAAATGATGCGGTAAGGGTATGGAGTGCAGAGGCTAGAAAGGCTTTTAAGATTAAATCTTAACTAAAAAAGCTACTCTGTGGTCAATATCTTCTATCTTATGTTCTGGCGGGTAGTCGTGTGACATTCTTTCCGGGTGTCTGCCTACCCTTTCTTGAAATACTTTTGTGACCTTCCTAGCCCATGCCCTGATTTCTTTTAGATTCCAGTGTGTGGGCTTTTTCATTCCAAAACTTATTGGCTTTGGAAATTCCTCATCTTTAATCATTCTAAATATTGTAGAACGCTTTCGACCTAGTATGAACATGACTTCATTGATGCTTATGTATTCCGGTTCAATCAATATGTGAACCCCCCAATACCGTCTATATCTAAGTGTATCCAAGATTGGTTTTTATTCATGCAGATTCTGCACTTTAAGTCGTCTTCCAGATATGGAAAGAGTTCAAGCTTGTTCTGATTGACTCGATCAATGGAATTACTGCCATAAATCCTAAAATCAACCCCGCGCCCGTTACGATGACTAGATCGAGAAGCCACCTTATATCCATGAAAGTCTTTAAGATACCGATTATAATGCTCCGGACGATACCAGCTAGTAATGACAACACTTTGCCCATAGAAATCACGTATCCACTGTAAGCGTTTTGTAACATTGAGAATATTTTCATAGACCTCATTGCTCTCTGGAAATACCGTAACATCCCATTTAGGAAGTCTTAAAGCTTCATACCAATAAAAGTCTTTAGCGTTAGGTATTCGATCGTATAGAATGATTGGATTTATGTTTTGTGACATGACTTATTGTAGCCTAGAAAGTTTGGCCTTGTCTTTTAATTTTCGGTAGTATTTTTTTGCTTTGCCAAAATCCGTTGGACTGAAGCACTGATAGCCAAGCAAGTCATCGTGCCTAATATTCCTAGACCTACGGCTAGTATCGTTAGATCGGCACCGAACATCAAAAATTCCAACACTGCACACCTCTATTGTGGGGGCGCTAATACACCCGCTTAATATAAGACTAATCGAAAGTAGTAAGCTTTTCATTTGCCGCCCAAAATGCCTGAATCAATTCCGCTGGAATCTCTTCATTTTTGTTTCTATAGTCTCTGATTTCTCTAGCTAGACGCTGCACTTCCTCGGCTATGGCGTCCGGGTCATCTTCATGAAGGCCTTCAAGGTAGTCCTCATAGACAGACATTGAAAATTTTTTGACTCTACCTAGGACCCACTTAGCTAGTGGGCCACCTAGAGCTATTAACCAAGCTGGCACTAGCCTACCTCGCCGTCAATTTTATCAATGGCTGGCAAAAGGAATGCATCTACTTGAGGCAAAAAAGCCGCAATCATATCGTCATAAGGTATGTCAGAATCTTTTACCATTTCCTCGATTGCTGGTCTAAGTACCTCAACCCATGACTTTCGGACTGAATCTTCTGCTACGCTTAACATTCTTTGAGTTGGAAAGTATTCGCCTATTGGTTTTAATGGCATGTTATCCCCCTTTGGATTTGGTTTAATTCTAACTTAAAAAAATGGAGCGTCAAGGTCGGTACTACCCCGCCTTCTGTCTAGTGGAACTAGACCGCATTAATTTCATGCTCCTGACGCTTACCTTTGTACATTCCAGCACCTATTTCTTTTATTTTTGAAAATGGAATATATGAGTAATTATTCCATAATTTTTTATCTATGCAATAAATGTATTTTAATTGAAAACCCAGCAATGGCTCGTACCCCATTTTTCTAGCTGTAGCGGATAGATATTTGCTGCCGTCCATTTTGTTATCTAATGACTTTTTAGCTATTATTGCCTCTGCGTTTGGAATAAATTTTCTAACATAATCCAAGGCTGTGGCTGACAGTCTAACTATTGAATTATTTTTTTAATTCCTATTAACCTAAACCCAGATGCTCTATATATTGTTCCGTCACCACATTGAGTTGCATCGGAAAAACTTAGAATTAACTTTATTCTTGGGTAGGCTTTAGATATTATTCTATTTGCCACACCAATAGCCCTACTCTCACTATATTTTGGCAAGACCTCACTGAAAGCCATTCTATTTAATTCTAAAAATGAATTAAATGCTACATTTAAATTTTTGGCCATTCTTCTTTTATCCATACTAGGACCGAACTGCATGACCCCCTCGCAAAACCCATTATAAAACACCCCGAAATGTAACTGACTATTTGGTACGACCTTTCCACTATAATGTAACCGCTTACAAATTAAATTTGCATCCTTTGAACTTATCGGTTTTACAATTAGTTCCTTAGCTTTCCCCATTTAAAAACCATTCACAAATTCTAGCTAATGCGTTGCCGTTTCTGTTCTCGTTTCCAGTTTCGCCGAATGGACCCATTTCCATGGCCTTATTCAATGCATTCTTAACCTCAAGGGCTTGACCATTACTTATTGTAAAAGTCATTTGTTCCAGCTCCCCTTTGTCGCCATCCGGCAAATCTGGAAGATCAATCTCTGAAACGTCAATTCTAAAATCTTTCAAGCCAAGCATATCAATATCAAGGTCAGGCCCTAAATCCCCAATGTCTGAATTAATCCCAGCTAGATCTAGATCAGACCACCGGGCAATGGCGTTGTCGGCTGTCATATCAGAATATTCTTGGTCATAGTCTTCATAGTCTTGAAAGTTTACCGGGACAAACGTATTACCTAGATGTTTGGCGGCCAGCAATCGGCCATGGCCAGCCGATATAAATCCAGTTTGATTTGATACTTTAATTGGCCAGCGCCACCCTTGATATTCTAATATTTTAGCAAGGCGGTCGATTTGTTCTTGAGGATGCCCATTTCTATTTTTCGGGTTTTCTTTGAGGTCTTCGATTTTTACCATCTTATCAAAAAGACAGTTGACTTTAATTTCCAATGGCCACCGCCTTAACCTCTCTAGCCGCTTCCAAATCTATATCATGCACCCTAAACTTGCTGTAAAGTCCAGCCCTGGAAAGGCCCAAAACCTCAGAGGCTAAAGTAATATTCCAATTCACGCGAATTAAAACATTAATGATATGGTCTCTTTCTAGCTCCTTCAATGTGGCAATCGGTATACTCATCATCATCCCCTTCAATGGGTTGTACGAACTCAACAAAATTGGAATCCTCATCTTCTATGCGAGTGACTTCCTTTTTATCGTCAAAATAGTAGACTTCAAGCAGACTTGCAATAAGGTCCTCATTTTTTTTGAACCACTCGAAAGTCATAACTAGGTGGCGGGTGTTCTTGTGAATAAAAAATTTCGGTTCTGGCATTTTCTAAAGCCTCCGTATCTGATATAATATCCCTACCTGATACCGAAATTATAACCCGTTCTGCGCCTGTAGTGACAACCTTGTCAGTTATTCCAACACAAAAATATTTATCATCAATTCTTATTAAGTCGGAAAGTGCATCATGGGTGGCCTTGATTCGATTTGCTGCGTCATAGATTCTCACACCACCGTTTAAGGTCCATATTTTCTTGGCCTGTAAACATAGACGAAGGTCTACCTGTATCCACATATTGCGTTCTATGAAGTGTATGCACTGGTCAGAGAGTTGTTTTAGTTCTTTATGATATCTTAGACCCCAATAGTGAACATTCTTTTTAAAGGCTTTGAGTTTCTTAGACGGTACTCTGCGGCGGCCAACGGTGGCATATATTTCATTTACTGAAGGTGGGAAAGGGAAGTCCGTAAAAATCATAATCAATTGAATCAAACAATCTAAACAGAGTCACTTGCTGTTCTTTATCTTTAGCATGGCCTCATAAACTGATTTCACACCAAGGCATTTAAGGTGGTGTTTTAAAAAAGTAGTTTCACGTTTCTTTTTAGCCGGTCTGTGTGCCTGTCTTACAGGTTTTTCATTAGTATAGCTCTTATGCCTATCGTTTGTATTTAAAAAGTCCTGTATGGAGAATTTAGCGCCATAGGTAGGCTTGTGGCTCATTATGTGAGTTAAAATGCTCTCTAGGTCTTTGTTTGTTTTAGTTTTAAATTTTTGCCACACTTCATTACATAATTCGGGCGTTATTTTATCCTTGCCGTATTTTGATATTAAGTCTTTCATTTGGTTTTTGAATGTATACATATCCATGTGGCCCCCTCTGGCATTGTGTTTTAAATATAGCCCGCCCCTAGCTCTTGCTCTTATGAAGACCCGAAAAGCCCTCTGGCATGATACCATTTACTTGCAACAGTAAGCTTGAAACTCTGACTAGCCGTTCTAGCCCAGTGATCAATAGACATAATCTATTCAGCACTAGGGCTAGACAAACGCGGGCGGGCGGTAGCTCCCACACCCGG